GTTTCCCAGTCACGATCAGTGAGGGAGCTAAGGAAGCTAAGAATGTAAAAGACTGGATGGTGGTAAATGAACCTATGCTTCAAGGTGGTGTCGAGTATGTTCTAAAGAAACCACTTAAAGGTAAAGCTCTAGAAGAAGCTGTAAATAATTTGTGTGATAAATTAGACGTAGAGAAGTTTACACAAAGATGTTCTACACATATCCATTTAGATGTACGTGACATGAACCTTACACAGATTATGAACCTTGTCACTGTATATGTATGCTTTGAGAGAATCATTCTATCTCTAGTACAAGAGGAACGTGTAGGTAATCTATTCTGCTTGCCAGTGTACGACAGTTTAGCTGTAGAGGATATACTAATTGAGGTAGCTAAGGGAACTAAAGATATTTACAAACTACCTCTTGAAGGTTGGAAATATTGTAGTATTAACCTAGCCTCTATTGGTAGATTGGGCAGCTTAGAGTTTAGGTCTTTACATGGCACTAAAGACCCAGATGAAATACTACGTTGGATTGGTGTACATCAGAAGTTGTATGCTTATGCAATGACTGAGGGGCTAACACCAGACCAAATTATTATGAACACTAGTGTAAAAGGTGGTGCTACTTTCTTCAAAGAAGTTATGGGAGAAATGTCAGAACACTTTGAAGGGTTGGACTTAAATAACCTAGTAGAATTGGGTATGAGAAATGCTCAATACTTTGCTTTCAGTGGTGAATGGAATGAATGGTGAGGAATTAATAGGTAGTGTTTTGTATGATGAACTTTCAAAAGTTATGGGTCATAACGATATTACTTATAACCTAGGTTTATTGGATGGTAAGTTTATTAAAAACTTTAGTTTAGGTGCAGCTTTTTTGTGGGTTGACTCACCACAAGGTCATGCTTTTTGGCAAACAGTTTACGATAGAATTTGGTTATAACAGAGGACTAATAATGTTATATATTTATAGTTATAAAATGGGCAGTAAATCTGCAAAAGAATTGAAAGAATCTTTAGGTGCTAAACTTATCAAGCATAAGAATAGTAAGTTTAAACCAGCAGGTAAGAAAGTAATTAATTGGGGTAGTAGTAGTATGCCCAAGGGTATTGTTGATAATGCTATCATCATTAACCACCCAACTGCTGTATGTTTAGCTACCAACAAACTAAAAACTTTTAATGTTCTTGCTGATACTAATGTACGTATCCCTAAGTTCACTACAGACAAAGCTGTAGCAGCTAAGTATATACAGGATGGCCAGACTGTGTTTTGCCGTACTAAACTCACTGGCAATAGTGGTGACGGTATTGTCATTGCATCTACTGTAGAGCAATTAGTAGATGCCCCTCTATACACTGTATGGGAGCGTATTAAGAATGAATACCGTATCCATGTATTCCGTGGTCAAGTTATTGATAAGCAACGTAAAGCACGTAAGCTTGATGTACCAGACGATAAAGTGAATTGGAAAGTACGTAACCTAGATGGTGGTTTTATCTTTGCCCGTGGAGATTGTAACCCAGAGCAAGGTATTGAGGAAGCTGCTATTAACGCTGTAGCGGCTCTAGGACTAGACTTTGGTGCTGTAGATATTGCATACACTAAGGGTGGTAAAGTTATGCTCTTAGAAGTCAATACAGCGTGTGGTTTGATGAACACTACACTAGAGAAATATACAAAGGCTTTCTTGAATATTTAGGAGTGTGTTATGAAAAAACAAATAGAACCAGAAGGTTTTATTTTCTTTAATGACTATGCTGAGTTGGTAGGGTATAATGAAGCTAGTTATCAACTACAGAGGGTAATTGAAGAGTTTAAAAACAATTATATTAATTTGAGAGCTGACTTAAGAGGTTCTTTTCACTGGGCTGAGTCCCCGCAAGGACATCATTATTGGGAAGATATAAATAAAAGAATTAATAATGGAAAAGTATTTGAGAGACTTAGATTTTAAATTTTGTACACAAAATGACAACATGTAAGTATAATATACTACAACAGGAGAAAATATGAATAATGAGTAATTGTATTGAGAAACTCCCTCATAGTTGTGGGAGTGGTGATGGTCTGCAAGTATTTAAAGCAGATGATGGTACATATAACGGTTTCTGTTTTGCTTGTTCTACACATGTAGCAGACCCTTATAAAGATAAACCAGTAGATTACAAACCAACTGTCAAGAAAAAGACAGAAGAAGAAATACAAAAAGAAATTGAGGAGATAGAGGAGTGTAAAGCTTGTGACTTACCAGACAGGAAGCTAAGGGCTAAAGCCTTAGAGAGATTTGGTATACGAGTAGGTCTATCTAAACAAGATGGCAAGACACCTGTTGTGCACTACTACCCTAAAGAGAAAGATGGTAAGGTGGTGGCATACAAAGCAAGATTAATAGCTAACAAACGTATGTGGGGTGTTGGTAGTTGTAAAGAAGCTGACTTATTTGGGTGGCAACAAGCTTTAGAAGCTAACGCTAAGAGGTTGTTCATAGTGGAGGGTGAGTTAGATGCAGCCTCTTTGTTTACAATAATTAAGCGTTATCAAAAAGCTGAGTACAAAGACAATGACCCGTCTGTTGTAAGCCTCCCTGACGGTGCTGGTTCTGCTGAGAAAGTTATCAGTAGGATGCTACCAAAGATAAGAAAGAACTTCAAAGAAGTGGTGCTGGTGTTCGACAATGACGAAGCTGGAAGATTAGCCACTGAGAAAGTATTGAAGATTGCCCCTGACTTTATGACGGTAGAACTTCCTTGCAAGGATGCTAACGAATGTTTAGTTAAAGGTCATGCTAAAGCTGCTTTCAATACAGTTATGTTTAAAGCTGATAAAGCTAAGAACACTAAAATAGTTTGGGGTGAGTATTTACACGAAGCTGCTAAGGAGCAAGCACAGTTTGGTGTTAGTTGGCCTTGGCCTAAAGTTACTGATTTGACACGAGGTATACGCCTCGGTGAAACAATATACTTAGGTGCAGCACAGAAAATGGGTAAAAGTGAGGTTGTTAATACTCTTGGGGCTTGGCTTATAAAAGAGCACAAGTGGAAGATATTAATGGCTAAACCAGAAGAAGCCAACAAAAAGACATACAAGCTAATGGCTGGCAAGATTGCTAGTAAGATATTTCACGACCCTAAGATTGAGTTTGATTATGATGCTTATGAAAAAGCTGGTGAGATACTTCGTGGTAAACTTGGTATGCTTAATCTATACCAACATGTTGGATGGGAGACATTAAAGAGTGACATAGTTACTGCTGCTACAGTGCATGGAGTTAAGGCTGTATTTATTGACCCTATAACCAACTTAACAAACGGAATAAATGCTGCTGATGCAAATACAAAACTACAAGAGATTGCTCAAGAACTTGCTGCAATGGCTCTTGACCTTAACATTGTTATCTTTATCTTTTGTCACCTCCGTAATCCTGACGGTGGTTTGCCTCACGATAGGGGTGGTAGGGTACTCACTAGCCAATTTGCTGGAAGTCGTGCGATGGGTAGAAGCTGTAATTATATGTTCGGTCTCGAAGGTAACAAAGACCCTGACCTACCGCGACAAGAAAGAAACATGAGAAAGCTAGTGTTACTAGACGATAGAGAATACGGGGAAGTTGGTGAAGTTAACCTGTATTGGGATAGTAAAACTGGTCAATTCAATGAGGTGTAACGTGGAAGAAATTATTCAACAACTTTATGTAGATAAGTATCAAGACTTCGTTAAGATTGCTTCACGGTTAATTGGTGGTGATATGTACTCCGCTGAGGATATTGTGCAAGAAGCTTTCAAGAGAGCTTTGGAATACAAAGACAGTTATGACGAACAGTTTGGTACAGTGATGAAATGGTTTAATAGTATTCTATTCAGATGTGCTATTGACTTTAAGAAAGAAGAACGTTTAGGAGGTATGGGCACTGAACTTACTGATGATGATGTAGTTGTTAAGGACGACTTCGGTAATCATAACAAAACACTAGAAGAAATCAAAAAAGATATTGATGCTTTAGGTGGTGAGAATAGGCAAATATGCTACCTATACTTCATTAAACAGTATAAACCACGAGAGATTGTACAGATAACAGGTGCTAGTAGTAACTCAGTACGTACAGCAGTAAAGAGATTTCTTCAACAACTAAGAGAGAAGTATGAGTGAAATAGTATTTGACATAGAAGCGAATGGTTTTAACCCTACAAAGATTCACTGTTTGGGTGTTAGGTTAAATGACAATATTAAAGCCGCTTCTAACTATGCAAATATGAAGTCTCTACTATCTAAGAAAGATAATATACTAATAGCTCATAACTGTGTTAGATATGATTTACCAGTTTTGGAAAGATTACTAGGTATAAAGATAAAAGCTACTATAGTTGATACGTTAGCTTTGTCTTGGTACTTATATCCAACTAAAACTAAACATGGTTTAGAAGAGTGGGGTGAATATTTTGGTGTACCAAAACCAGAAGTAACAGATTGGGATGGTCAGCCAATAGGTGTATACCTACATCGAGTTAAGGAAGATGTTAAGATAAACTCTTTGTTATGGGACAAAATGAAGAGAGACTTAATGATTCTTTATGAAAGTGAAGAAGAGATGTGGAGGTTTATTAAGTATATCACTTTCAAAATGAACTGTTCCCAACACCAAGAAGAAATAAAATGGAAGTTAGATAGTAAACTAGCTGAGAGTACACTTGAATTGCTACGTAAGAAGCAGCAGGAGTCATTCTCAGAGCTTATTAAAGCTATGCCTAGTAAGCCTATTATCAAGAAGAAGAAACGTCCTAAAGAGCCATACAAGAGGTCTGGAGAATTATCCGTTCATGGAGAAAAATGGTTTGCCTTGTTAAAAGAACAAGGTTTGCCGGAGGATACATTAGAAACAGAAGTCATTGATGGTTATGAAGAACCTAAACCAACCTCTCACGTACAGATGAAAGATTGGTTATACTCATTAGGTTGGGTTCCTGAGACGTTTGAGTTTAAACGTAACAAAGAGACAGGAGAAGTTAGACAAATACCTCAGATTGGTATTAAGAATAGTGGTGGAGATATATGCGACAGTATTAAAAAGCTTTATGTGAAAGAACCAGCCTTAGAAATACTTGAGGGGTTATCCATAGTAACACACAGAATAACTGTGTTTGAGGGTTTCCTTAGAGATGTTGACGAAGATGGTTACATTAAAGCTCAGGTTGGTGGCCTAACAAACACCCTACGATTCAAACACAGAACATTAGTTAATCTTATAGGTGTCGATAAACCTTACGGTAAAGAAGTAAGGGGATGCCTTACATGCCCTGACGGATATGTTTTGTGTGGTAGTGATATGTCTTCACTAGAAGATAGAACCAAGCAACATTACATGTGGGCTTATGACCCTGAGTATGTCAAAGAAATGATGACACCAGACTTTGACCCACACATAGATATTGCTGTGCATGGTGGTGCATTAACTAAACAACAAGGACAAGACCACAAAGATGGTAAAGCTGACTACGGAGCTATACGCAAGAAGTTTAAGTCTGTTAACTATGCTGCTGTCTATGGTTCTGGTGCTGCCACTATAGCTAGAACTGCTGGTGTTACTGAGTCAGAAGCTAAGAAACTATTAGAGGCTTATTGGGGACGTAACTGGTCAGTAAAAGCTATAGCGGAAGATGCAACCACTAAGAAAATAGGAGACCAACTTTGGTTATACAATCCAGTTAGTAGATTCTGGTATTCGCTCAGATACGAGAAAGATATATTCAGTACACTAAATCAAGGTACTGGTGTATATTGTTTCGATATGTGGGTTAAGCAAATGATTAAACGTGGGGTAGTACCTCTAGGTCAGTTCCACGATGAAATAATATCTTTAGTTAAAATTGGTGACGAAGAACGTACCAAGAAAATACTAAAAGATTCTGTACAAGCTGTAAACAAAGTATTAAAATTAAATAGAGATTTGGACGTAGATGTTCAATTCGGTAAACGTTACTCGGAGATTCATTAATGGCGTTAAATAGTAAAAAGATTAAAACAACTGGTGGTAATTTTGTAGAACAACCTTTACTACCTGTAGATAACTATCCAGCTCGTGTTGTACAAGTTATTGATTTAGGTTTGCAAGATGGTGGTGAGTGGAAAGGTGAGAAGAAACCACCAGTTAATAAGTTGTATGTAACATACGAACTCGTAGATGCTTTCATGGTAGACGACAGTGGTAATGATATTGAGGACAAGCCACGTTGGTTGTCAGAAGAGCTAAACATGTTCAACCCTGATGCTGATAAGGCTAAGTGTAACCAGCGTTACAAAGCTTTAGACCCAGAGATTGAGTTCGACTACAATTGGGCTGAATTAGTATCCGCCCCTTGTTATGTAATGGTTGCACACAAAGAGTCTAAAGGTAAGACATATGCTAATGTTGGTATCGTTACACCATACATTGTATCGAAACGTAACCCAGAACTACCTGAGCTACAGAATGAACCTAAAGTGTTTGACTTGTCAGAGCCAGATATGGATGTGTTTAATGATCTCCCTGAGTGGTTACAAGATAAGATTAAAGGTAATCTGGAGTACAAAGGAAGTCCACTACAGAAAGCCCTAGAGGGAAAGACAACTGAACCAGACCCACAAACTGAGGAAGAGGAAGAAGACGGCGAGGAGTGGTAATATGAAGCTGGCTATAGACGGTGACTTAGTTGCTTATGAAGCTGCTTGTGCTGCTGATACAGTAGACGAGGGTATGGAGCGACGTAGTTTTGACTGGACTATAGAATATGTAGATAACCTTATCAATCGTATATGTGAGGCGTGTGAAGTTGACACGCCAACATATATATTCCTAACTGGTAAGGGTAACTTTAGATATGACATAGCTACAGTTAAACCATATAAAGGTAATAGGAAAGAAGATAAACCATTCTACCTCCCTAATGTACGTAAGTATTTAGAAGTGGCTTGGGGAGCTATCTTAGTGGATAATATGGAAGCTGATGATGCTTTAGCTATAACAGCAGCTAAGGATGGTTATAAAGATTTTATTATTGCCTCAAGAGATAAAGACTTAAAACAAGTTCCTTGTATACACTACTCATGGGAAATGTCCAAACAACCTGAGTGGGGGCCGGAATTAGTTGATGAGATAGGAGAATTAAATGTTGAGTTTGTCGATAAAATATTACGAAACGGAGAGCCTTCTAGACAAGTTAAGAAGATTTCTGGAACAGGTCTCAAGTGGTTCTACTGTCAGTGTATTACGGGAGATTCAACAGATAACATCCCCGGACTGCAAGGGAAAGGGGCTGTGCTCGCATATGAACTCCTCAATGACGCTGAGACAGAAGAAGATATGTTCACAAGGGTCTTGCAAGCATATGAAGAGAAATACGCGGAGGATGCAGCAGAGAGGCTGCTAGAGCAAGGTAGGTTGTTGTGGATGTGTAGGGAGAAACATAATGGTGTACCAGTAATGTGGGAGTTATTAAAATGAGAGTAATAGTCGCTGGTGGTAGGGACTTTAAAGATTATGATTTACTTGCTAGTGAGTTAGACCACTTTTCTAACTTTATAACATCTTGCCCTATTATTGTGTCAGGTTGTGCTGCTGGTGCAGATAAGTTAGCTGAAAAGTATGCTGATGAAGAGAGGTTATCCATAAGGAAATTCCCAGCAGAATGGGATAAATATGGTAAGTCTGCTGGTTATAGGCTTAATGTTGAGATGGCTGATTATGCAGAAGCTCTTGTAGCTTTCTGGGATGGTAAGTCTAAAGGTACTAAACACATGATTGATACAGCTATTAATAAAGGATTAATAGTTAAAGTGGTTAAGTACTAATGAAAGAAAATAAACGGACAAGCAGTAATGTGGGATTTCCCGAAGTAACTGCTCGATATTGGGAAAAGCAAGGTTACACTGATGCTTTCTATGGTAAAGACTTTTTAATAAGTGTACCTAAGCAATACAGACTAAATTACTTATATGGTCAAAATAAGTTCCACAAAGAATTTATTGCTAACGATATATAACTAGGGGTACTAATGAAAGTTAATAACGGACAGTGGACACCAGCTAGGTTTCGCTCTTTCATTATAGGACAGCTTAGAGCAGCCACTCAACGTTGGGGGCCAAAACAAAAGTGTATACAAAATGCTAAGGTTAGCAGAGGACTATATAAATGTGCGTCTTGTGGGGCTATCGGCCCTCCTACACTACCACCACCTAAAGGTAAGACAAGACGTATTAAGAACATAGTAGCCGACCATATAACA